GCTGTATGTGTGTCCGTCGATGAGAACGATCGTGTCGTGGATGGAGCCATGCGAGGCGACACCGCAACCATCAGCCTGACGGCGTTCAGGGCAGATTGGGCTACGCACATGCCGATGCGGGCATTGTGCGAACGGTGGACTATTTCACGGGACCAAGTCATCCGCCTGGCCGTCGTGTGGCAGCTGCCCCGCCGGCACGACAGAAAGCTCCGGGCGAAGCCGGTACGCCAGCGGGATCCGACGACCACTGAGATCCGAGACGCCTGCCTGCAGATTCAGGCGACGTGGAGCGACGACACCCGTGAGGATCGCCGGGTGACGAAGACACGGCACGTAAGCATCCAGCGGATCCCGATGGATCACGAGACGAAAGAGGCAGTTGGCTACGAGGGCAACCTAGCGGACCTATGGGAGCAGGACCGATGAACGGGCCTCGGGGCAAGGAAGACGTGCTGCGTCGGATCGTCGTGGAGTACGGGCAGCAGTACGCCTACATCTACATTACGGACGGCACCGGGAAGATCATTGACGAAGAGGTCTTCAAGCAGCCGTTTCGGCTCGACCGCAAGGACGCTTTCGAGGAGGCCAAGGACTCCTACGACGCTGCATACGATTGGCTGAACGAGACGATCAACGTGACGCCACTGCAAGAGGATGCCGGGGGAGAGGCAGAATCCGATGAGGAGGACTAGCCATGCCCGACTACGGTGCCACCCCGCAAGAGCTCGAGCAGTACGGTAACGGACTGAACCTGTGGCAGTCGCTCATGCTGCTGCAGCGATGGGCCCCGCTCATCGGCTACGGCCAGCGGTTCGTGGCCGAGTCCGACCCGTACCGCCGCTCGCTGATCGTGGCCGACGCCGTCGAGTGGCTGGCCGCTCAGACGCACGCGAAGGTGGACGACCAGCTGGTGAGCAAGCTGGCCGCCGTGCTCAAGACGCCTGCGGGCGAGGATCTCGTGCGTTGGGTGATGAGCCAGGTGGAGGCCGTCCGGTGAGCCATGAGTCACTCGTACGCACCGCCGCCGTGGTGGCGGCAGTTGCTTTCCTCGCTGCGCCGTACCGGCAGCAAATCGCTGGGTACGTCTCTCAGGCCGCCGAAGCCGCCAAGGCCCACGGAGCCCTCGCCGGCCGAATCGCCGCAGCGGCCCTCCTGATCGCCGCAGCCTGGGGCAAGGTGCCGATGCCGAGCCTGCCGACTACGCCGGCTGTGCCTTCCTATCCTGTCTCGACGCCAAGTGATGAGATGCAGCGACTCGTGACGCCCGTGGCTAAGGCCCTGGCGAGCCTGAACCCGGCCGACCGTGCCCTGTGGGCACAGACGTGGACGAAGGCTGGCGTGGTCGTGGCTGGTGACGCCGTGACGACCGAGGTGGCCTTCACCGATACCCGCTCGCTCCGTGCGTTCACGGCGTTGGCCTTGGACATCGCCTGGCGTCGGATTGGCCGGCATCAGCCTGGCGAGATCCCCGGCCTGCGTGACGCAGTCGAGGAGGCGTACAACGCCGCCATCGGCCGAGACGTGGTGCCGGTGGATGCGTCCATGCGGCAGCGGTTCGACGACTTTGCCAAGGCTATTGCCTGGGCCGGCATGAACGGGGGCTGACCGATGGCCTTCGTGCCGCTCTTTGGCTACACGCCGGATCCGACAGGTGCCCAGGCGTTCGTTGCGTCTCTGCCCCGCCCGACGATGGCCGAGGCCGGGGCTGAGTTGCAGACAGCCAAGCACGACGTGTCGCTCTCGCAGCTGCTGCTCAAGAGCATGCCGGCGTGGAAGCGTGGTTCGCAGCCCATCGGCTCGTGCGTCGGCTGGGGCACGGCGATGGCCGTGGACATCCTGGCGGCCTGCGACATCTGGCTGCGGCGTGAGCCTGAAGCGTGGGGCGGGCGGTGCATCGAAGGCGTGGTCTACGGGCTGTCTCGTGTTGAGGCCCGTGGGCTGTCCCGCAACGGTGGTGGTGACGGCAGTACCGGGTTCCACGCCGCCAAGGCCATCAAAGACTTCGGCACGCTGCACTACGGCCAGGACTACGGTGGCAAGCGTTGGGACCGCCAACTGAGCGGCACTGAGGAGCGGACGCTTGGCCGGGATGGTCTGCCGAGCAACCTCGAGCCCCACGCCGCCCAGCACAAGGTGGCCGAGGTCACGCTGGTACGGAACTTCGAGGACTGTGCCAAGGCGATCAGCAACGGGTACCCGGTGTACCTGTGCTCGATGCGTGGCTTCTCGATGACGTTCAAGCGAGATGCCAACTACGGCGGGGGCTGGCTCACGCCCATGGGGACGTGGGCTCACTGCATGATGGCCTGCGACCTGCGGTGGGATCGGCCCGCCCTGCGGGTGCCTAACTCGTGGGGCGATTGCTACGACGGCCCGGTGGACGACAAGGCACCGCCAGCGTTTCATCGGACATCGGGCTGGGTGGATGCGTCCGTGATTGACTCAATGTGTGCTGGCGGCGACTCGTACGCCGTGGCCGGGTTCAACGGCTTCCGGCCGTCGCTCATGCCAGAGAACTGGCTAGACGGGGTGTTGTGATGAGGTGGATGCTCCCATTCGTGATCGTGTTCGTCGGCTGCGTGCTCAGCATACCCGACGACCAAGGCGTGTCTGCTGATCTCGCGTGCGAAGCTGCACGCATGGCGATGCAGATGCGGCAAGAGATTCGGCCCACGCCCACGCCCGACGCTGGCGAGTGCGACAACTGCAACGGCACCGGCAAAGTGGGAGACGGACGCATCGTGCTCAAGTGCAGCGTGTGCGACGGCACCGGCAAGAAGCCCGCCAGCGTGTGCAAGGACTGCCCCAAATGACCCGCCAGCAACTCATCGACGCCGTTTGGTCCGAGCTCCCCGCCAGCCGCTACCTGCTCGGCCGCAAGCGTGGCGAACGGCTTATTGGCCGTGCCATCCGCAAGTGGCCCGTGCCCGTGCTGTACCAGTGCGATTCGCAGCAGACCGCCGTGGTGGGCCAGCACCTGGCCAAGAGCATCGAGCGGCAAGAGCGTGCCGAGTACGGCATGGGCTTCTTCGCCAGCATTATCTTGGCGGCCATCGTGTCCGAGATCGTGAAGATTCTGATTCGCCGCTGGCTCGCGAACCGTGTCGAGATGCTGGAGGCCCTGTCGTGACGGAGGCCACCAAGGAAACGCTTTACACGGCCCTGCGTGACTACGGCTTCTCGGTCGTCGTCGCCCTGGCAGCCGGCTGGGTGCTTCGCAACGACGTGCTGATCCCGCTCGTCGAAGAACATCGGACGTTTGTGCGGAGCCTGAGCGAGACACAGAGCGAGATCAGCAAGGCCGTCACCGAGCAGACCAAGCTGCTGTACGAGATGAAGCACATGCGAGACAACCCATGAGCCCCATGAGCCCACGACTTCTGCGGCCTCGCGCCACAGGGTTCAATCCGAAGAGCATTAGCGGCCTAGCCCTATGGGTGGACTTTGCTGATCAAGCCCCTGGAAACGTCACTCTAGATGGCAGCAACAAGATTTCGGGCGTGCTGGACAAATCAGGCAACGGTTATCACGGAACGCAAACAACGGCCGGAGATCGTCTTGGGATTTCTACGCTAAACGGCTTGCGATGTGCAGACAACGGCACAGCATCAAACACTCTCTGCGTTCGATATACGCACGGCAGCAACGCCAACAACTGGCGGCATACTTTTGTGGTGGCCAGGTGGGACGCCGCCGGTTCTACCTTCCCTGCTTTTAGCTGCATAATGTCAGGCGCTGCCGGAACGGGGACAAACTCCGGGCTAATGCTTATTGGATATCAAGGGTTTTCCCGCTGGTACACCGACGATCAAGGCGTAATGATCGGCACCGGCCGGAAGTGGCGCACAAACGGAGGCACGTTTTACACCTCTCCGGGCGCTACCGCAGATGAAGCGTTTGCGTTTTTTGGCAACACTTTCATTTTCGCTGGTGATGCTCAAGCGAACGTCACATTGAACGGTTGGCAAATCGGAAACGACAGGGGTAACGCTAGAGGTTGGCGTGGCCGCATTGGAGAAGTGTTGTCGTACTCAGTTTCTTTGACGCTGACGCAGCAGCAGGCTGTTGAGTCCTATTTGGGGAAAAAATGGGGAGTAACGCTTGGATGATTTACCTGCGAACCTCCGACGAGAATCTCTATGAAAGCGTGCGTAAACAGTTGGACGCAGCGTGGGGCCATCCAACAGCCGACGGCAGAACGGCTACCTGTTTTTCCCCATCCTCTATTGCCGTCAGAGACTCGCAAAATCGGATCATGCTGGCGATACAAGAGGAGTTCATTGCTTACGAGCCGGCTGCGACAATGCTGCCGAGCCTCATAGCGGCCAGCGTGGTTGAGCAAATCAGCGAAGCAGACTACATGACGGCAGTCCCCCGAGATCTCCCATGACTGTGCTCCGAGAGTCCCCTAGCCCTGTGAGCTAGGAGACTGCAAGACACCCCAATCTGCCGCATACGATAAACCACAGGCCACGTTGCGGGCTTGACCCGTGCCAAGGAGTTAGACCATGAGCCATGTGAAGATCAAGCGGTACGAGCGTGACGTGAGCATCGTGCTGCACAGCACGACCACCCTGGCCACCACGCTCAGGCTGGACGATATGGCTGGCGGTGTCGTGTCGCTCGGCACCATGGCCACCAGCAGCGTCTCGCTCCAGATGTGGGGCGGTACGGCCGTAGATGGTGCGTTCCGCCGCATGTACGGGGCAGACGGCTCTGCGGCCGACATCACGCTGGCCCCCTCGAGCACGGACGGCAGGATCTACGCCCTGCCTGATGCTGTGTTTGCCGTGTCGTTCTTGAAGATCGTCTCGGCCACCACGAACAGCACAGGCACTCTGGGCATCGTCAGCCTGAAGAGCTAATGCCCCAACGCATCCCATGCCACAGGCCGCTGCGTCTGCGTGCGTCACGCCCACAGCGAGACGAGAGCACCAGGCCAAGCGCGGCAGCCCGTGGCTATTGCTCAGTGGCCTGGCGTCGGCTGAGGCAGGCAGCCCTGATCCGTGACGCATGGCAGTGCCAGGACTGCGGACGCCTGTGCACGGACAAGCGTGAAGCCCAGGTAGACCACGTCGTGCCGAAGTCAAAGGGTGGGGCCGACGAGCTCGGCAACCTGCGGACGCTGTGCATCAGGTGCCACGCACGGAAGACGAACGCAGAGCGGTTGAATGGCAGATAAACCCATGTACACTGCGTAAACCACAAGGAGGTGGTTATGGCGTGTCATGGGTGCTGGTCTGACTGGGTGACTGGCGGCAATGTCGTTCGCCCGTCAATGAACGGCAAGGACTGCAGTTCTTGCCCTCATTGCTGCAAGCTCTCTCGATGCAAAGA